GGTCTATGAATAATTCCGAAATCATTTGCTATTATTTGAAGAGACATATAATAGGAGACTCCGAATAGTTGTTGGACAAATCCAAAACAATCTAAACATGAACCGTCTCCAAAATCTTTAAGCATTAATCTACCTTTTTTGTTTTTGTAAAAAGCCACAGTTGGTCTTTTATCTGGTCGCAATTTTGAACAGAAAAGACCTTTTTGTACTTTTACACCATAATGCTCAAAGATCTGTTCTTCAGAGACCTTAAAAAGAATCAATTCTTTTGTTATGTTTAGTGGCTCCAGAGTAATCTCCATTATATGTTAATTAGAATGGAAGATCAGAATCTTTATCCTCAGAGATTCCCAATGCATCACTAAGCCCATCGAGTGTACTGTCACTCTGTGCAGCCATATTAGTAGGACGTGTGTTCTGAGCAGCTTCAATTCTACGCTGTTCAGACTGAGAAAGGGTGAGATTATGACCAATAAAACGAGTTGCAATACCAAGAGCACCAGCTTTATTAATACGAGCAGGGAATCCAGGAATTGCATTAAATCCATTAGATTGAGGCACAAATTTAACTTCTACTTCAGTACCAATATATGGATTGGTGAGTTTCATTGCCATTTTAACAACAGTGGCAAAATCACCAGTAATCTTAGTTGTTCCATTGTCAATACCTTCGCCAATACTAGGATCAAGTGCATCAAAAATCTGACGAAGAGCGATCATAAAATGCTCTACAGGAGATGGATTAGGGCCAAACTGGCTCTGTGTACGATTGTTATCACGAGGCTCAAAGAAATTGTGCACATGCTCACCATAACCGTCTACATCAAGCGTAAGACTCATTACTTTATATACAGAACCATCCTTTGGTGAAGTGATGGAATCAAGTGCCAAACCATTAAACTTTGCGTTATGAATACCTGCACTAAGAACTTTTCCACTTTCTTTTGCGCCAGTGGTAGCGCTCATATCAAACATGCTCATAAATTAAATTTATTTTAAATTATTAACATTAAAACGGAAGATCATCTTCCACAGAGGCCATTATGGTCTCAATCTCTTTATCTAATTCTTTTGAATCCAGACCATCAAGATCTTGCTGTTCTTGAGTTAAATCTTCTGGAGTTTCTGTTGTTGGAATTAATTTCCAAATACCTTCTTTATATGGTTCAAGTGTAAACAGTGAACCAAAATCAAGAAGTGTTGTTCTTTTCTCTCCTCTAAAAGATACAGTACCTGATTTTGTAAGTCTATTACCATCCAATCTATCAGTAAAAGCTTCTGCTTTACCTATAACAGGACATGATTTTCCTACACCTTCAGATATATATTGAATAGAAATTCTATCGTCCGCTACAGCATTTAGTTTTTCTAGTGCTGATTTGGATAACTTCAATTTATTATCAAGAACTTCTAATTCAATGTTTTCATCTGAAACAGATACTGTTTTATCTATTGATTGAATTTTGACTTCAGAAATAGTTTTTCTCTCTTCGTCAAAAATAAAAGAAATTTTATACATTAGTTGTTATATTCGTCAATTTTTTCAATAACGTATTGAAGATCGTTGGGAATTCTGTCTTCATCAAAACAACCAAGTGGGCTCTTAGCAGTATTAGAACCATCAGAATGTGTAATGAAAGAATATGTTACTTGATTATCTCCATCACGACCAACTTCAGTAAATAAAACATAAGTAAATAGACCTTCTACAGTAATCGTATTATCAATCATTTTACCTAACGTTTTAATCTTTAACTGTGGATCATCTGCTGTTCCAATATTTTCACTATGACAAGTAACTACTACGTTGAGATCATCTCTCATTAGCATTGCAGCTTTTAAAATACTATAAAATTTCTGAGCAATATCGGTAAACTTTTCAAAACCTTTCTCTTTTGCTCTATCCATAGCTTCAAAAGCCATTAAATACTGGGCGTCCTCGATAATAACATTCTTAATCTCAAGACGGTTTTTGTTAATATATGCTAGGACCTTACTAATAGTTTCTACATTACTTGTATTTACTAAATTTCCTTCTGGGTTATCTTTATTTCAAACTGTATAATTAGTTCTCCAACCCTTAAATGGAAGAGGCTTTGATGCAACATTAATAACAAAAGTTTCTGTAGGATTTAAATTTCGCATACTAGTACTCTTTCCTGAACCACTAGTACCTACAATTGCAATAAGATTTGCCATTTAAAAACTAAATATTATAGGCTGTTTTTCTTCAACTTGTTTGGAAGTTGAAGTATCTTCTTTTAACGTTTCTTTTCTTATTTTACAAGGGATATTTTCACTTTCGTTATGAAAACGAGTATAATCCGTGATTTGATCTGGAGAAGGTAGTGACTTAAACCAACCAACAGAACCAGCAAACCAAGTATTAATTACTTGATCTGCTATACCATATCTATTCTTACTAATAATCAGAGATCGGTGCCATCTATTTAAACCTTGATCTCCAAGGATACGATAGCCTCTATATGTAGCAAGCTTTTCTCTAAACGGATAAAATAATTGAATTACAACATCACTAGCATCACCAACTGCTCCAGTTTGTTTTATATCATTTAGAGTTGGTTCACTTAATTCCGCTTTTCTTCTATCCATAGATGAAGCATCACGATTTTGCTGCATAAGCATAAACCAAGACATATTTAGTTTATTTTTTAATGTTACCATATAGGATGCAGCCATATCAATCTCTTGTTTTAATTCTCTTCCTTCAGAAGGAGTCATTAGTAAGCCATGATCAATTACTCCAATTAAACGCTGATTTGGATCATTTGCAACATATCGTTTCTTTCCATTTTCTTCTTCAAATACTCCAAATTTTGCTGCAAATTTAAGAGACTCAGCATATAAAGTGCTACAATTCAACCTACTATCTACAATTGTTAAATGACTTGAAATTTCTTCAATTCATTTCTTTGCAGATTTTAAATGGTCTAAATTTTCATCGGATATTGGATTTTGAAAAGACAAAATATCATCTAATGTCAAATATACTCCGAATTCTTCAGTACAATAAAGACTCATAAGTTTTGCTAATAGCACATTTGCAGGTAACTCCAAACTAAAATATAGAAAATATACAGGGTATTTTTTATCTATATTTTTAAGCATATTATACATTATAAATAGTACAAGTGCGGATTTACCAACACTAGAAGCTGCAGCAATAGTATAAAATCTAGATGGTTGCACACCACCTATAACTTTATCCAATTTTGAAATACCAGTAGATAATCCGATATTTTCTCCATTACGTCCTCTCTCAATTTGTGCTCAAAGTAATTCAAGATCTGTCATTATATGCTTTCATAAACATTAAACGTACTTTCCACTTGTCCTTCTTGTGGATGATCTTTAAGATATTGTAAATCGTTCCATTTATGAGATAGTACAAATTCAGTAATCCCAAAGTTAATATGATTGTGTTCTTTAGCTCAATCCAATATTTCCATAATTTCTTTATGTTTTTCTGGATTATGCTTTATTGCTGAACTATAAGCAAAGAAAAATTCATCTAAAGAATCAAATTTCTTACTTATATTTTTAAGTGAAACCATTCTTCCGTTTATTGTTAAATATGGAGGATAGTTATCAAATAATTCTTTCCCAAGTTGTCCTGAACATTTAATTCAGCCTTTAAGGAAATTTTTATTGAACTCAATATCGTCTGGTGAATATTTTTCTGGATTATAATCTTTGTGAATAATCCCTTTCTCTTTTAAAGATTCAAATAAATTACGCAATTTAGACTGTCCACCATTACAAAGTCATTTTGCAATATACTCAGGATGCCCTTCTTCTTCTCTGGCTAGAAACGTTAAATATACCAAAAGAAGTTCATCTGCAGTCAAATTATACGTAATCATTAAATTTAAAATTGTATTTAATTCCAATTGTTGCTAAATTAATATACCCAATTTAACAACATGCTCTATACTGTGCATTTTGTGCATTTTAAGAGCTTGGTGCGAGTTAAAATCTAAATTCTAAGTTTTCTACATATTCTCTTTGTCTAGTTTCAATATTTTCTCCAGCAAGCACTCTATCTAGTTGATCTTCGTTAATGGTAATTACTCTAGACGTCTTGCTATTAGCTAGTCAAGTAACTTCTTGTGTACCTTTTAATACAAGTGTAAATATTTCAGCAACTTTTCCTTCTTCGTACCGAATACTTCTACCAAGAACTTGTGTTTTTCTAATTTTAGATGAATTTGTATATAGAATGATTTCTGTATCAATACCAGGAATATCTATCTTACTACTACGAGTTTTCTCGTCAATAAAAATTGTTTGTAGTCTGGACTATGTCTTCATCCTTAGCATTACCTATTAGGATGCACCTGTATCTAGTCTCTTGGGCTGAGTCATTAGCTCTTCGCCTCGTCAAGTTGGCATGCTCCTTTCGAAGTTTAGCTTCCGACGATATCCAGGTGTGTTATTATTAATATTACTATTAATATGGGCAATTATATGTCCAAATATAACCATTATACATTTTATTTTTTGCAGCAGCTCTTCTGATACAAGTAACATTATATCCAGT